TAACAATTGAAAACAACACAAACCATATTAGCCTTTACAAGTATGTCCATAGGATTTATATGTTCCTATTTTATGGAACTCACAATGCAAAATGCAGAACAATATCTAGCTATCACTACTTTAATATTTGCTGATGGATTTTTTGGTATAATAGCGGGTATTAAAAGAGAAGGTTTTAAAACTTATAAAGCAATTAAAATTTTAAGAACTTTAGTATTTTGGACAATAATATTAACAGTAATTTTAGTTATAGAAAAAAGCATTCCAGGAGCGGGGTGGTTAAGTGAAACAATGCTTATGCCTCTAGTAATTTTTCAACTAATAAGTACTATAAAAAACGCATCAATGGCCGGATTTATTAAAGGCAATGTTTTAAATCAAATATTAGACAACATCGATAAGCATAAAGGCCTTAGAAAATAGGTTGTCTTAATTCAATTTTTTTACTATATTTATAATCATGTATAAATACAACGCAAAATTAGATAGGGTTGTTGACGGAGATACTGTCGATGCCTTAGTAGACTTAGGGTTTGATACCTGGAAAAAGGTAAGAGTTAGAATGATGGGTATGAATGCCCCTGAATCTCGTACACGAGATTTAGAAGAGAAAAAATTAGGACTAGCAGCTAAGGCAAGATTAGTTGAATTACTAAAAGATGGTAATTTTATTTTACAATCCCATGGGGTTGGAAAGTATGGTAGATGCTTAGGTACTATATTTGTAGAAGATGTAGATGTAAATAAAACTTTAATTAATGAAGGACACGCAACAGAATACTTTGGGGGTGCTAGATAACATTAAAAAAGGATTATTCCCTTTTATGATTGCACTTTCAGCTTTATCCGTTAGTGCATCAGCTGCATTTTACTCAGTATATGGTTTAAGTAAACTATTTGCAGGAGCTCAATTTGAAGTTATAATAATGGCTGGATCCTTAGAAGTAGCTAAATTAGTAACAGCTTCATTATTATACCAATATTGGGATTCTATAAATAAAGGTCTCAGAACGTATCTGACTGTAGCTACAGTAGTTTTAGTCTTAATTACTAGTATGGGTATATATGGATTTTTAAGTGCGGCTTATCAAGATACGTATAGACAACTTATTATTAAAGAAAATCAAACTTCATTCTTAGATCAAAAGAAACAATTTTATGAAAAAGACGTTATTCGATACGATCAAGAGCTTGAAAGAATTTCTAATAACATTAGTACTCTTTCCAATGCTAGGTCTCAACAAATCCAGGTACGAGACACCTCGGTGGTTGGAGGCGTTAGAACCACAATATCCACGGCTGAGTTACGCTTGGCACAAAGTCGAATCAATGTGGAAGAACAGAATAGAAAAGATATTCAAGCAAAAAGAGAAATTGTAGCTGACAGCTTACAGAAGTATCAACTAGCTATTTTAGATTTAGAAAATAATTTAGATGTAGCTGGAGAGTTAGGACCTTTAGAATACCTTTCAGGACTTACAGGGACACCAATGGATAAGATTATTAATATTCTTTTATTAGTAATTATATTTGTATTTGATCCTCTAGCTATTTCATTAGTAGTAGCAGCTAATTTTGCATTTGATAAAGCATACCCTAAAAAAAAATATAGAGAAAATTTATATGGGGAAAATGTTGAAATTAAACCCTTATCCTTTAAAGAAGAAAAAGAACAATATATTAAAGACCATGGTAAACATTGGGATAATAAGGGTATACCAAAGGACTATACTGAAGATGATGAAAAAAGAATGGATATTATTGGTCAAAATGGTAATGATGGAGAACACTATGAAGAATCAAATGAATTAGATTTAAACCAAGATGGGATTATTGATGATGATGAAATAAAAAGTGCACAAAACCAAATTACAGAATTAAAAAAACAATTAGTTCCTGGGTTATCCTCTTGGAAAAGAAATAAAATTCAAATTCAAATTGACAATATTAAAAATCTTCTTAATGATGAAACAACAAAGACTTATTAATAAAAATTTGGCTTCCCGGGAATAACTTCGTATATTCACCGTGTTGATAATTAAAAAATAAAGGTCATGAAAGAATGGTATAAGTTTAATAGAGATGCAGTTAAAGGATTTTTAAAAAAACCAGTTGAAAGCATCGTTTCTTTTTTGTTTATTGCATTAGTTTTTTATACATTATATTTTGCCCTATGGGTATTTTGTCCTTGTTAATATGTTTAAAGTAGCACAAAGTAAAAAACACATAGAAAAACGCCTAACTGAATTCCAAAAGCTAAATTATAATCAATTTAGGTGGTGGAGATGGTATGAAGCAAAAAATAAACCATTACCTAACAAAGCTGATTTCCGTGATAAAATATTTAATGGTGATTATGATCAAGGTCCTTATGGATTACAAGCACAGTTATGTGAGCATATGTTAAATGATGTTTATAAAGAATGTGAGCCTGATTTGCAAAAATATTTAGAAAAATCAAAATTATTAAGTGCAAGAAGGAAAAGATTATGGGAAGACCATGAAAAAGATGAATCGGGAAAATTAGAAAATTTAATAATAGCGTTTACAAAAAGCTTTCGTATTACAAAAGATGAAGTACACCAAGAAATTGATATATGTATGGGTACAATATTGGATTTATATTATCAAATTGAAGAAAAATATAGTAAAATTTATATAAAAAGTCGCCGAGGCAGACCAGTAAAAAAATGAAAGATCAACAACAAAACGGGAACAGTCAATTAAACTCATTAAGAAATGAATTTAATGATCGCACAAACAAAAAACTTTTCTTAGGAAAAACTCCAAGAGTACATTGGAATAATTCAAGAAGGTTTAGAACTATTTAAAGTAGTTTGGAAAAGTAAAATAAGTTTCGTAATATTAGTTATATGAAAGTAAGTCACGAAGTACCTCGCTGTTTACTAACAGCATCCACTGAATTTAATGATTATGATTATTGTTTACCTCATCTATTAGATATAGATGAAGAATATCTACAATATTTTATGGATGCAAAGGCAGATGGTCGTTATATTATTATGGATAATTCACTTCATGAATTAGGAGAAGCATATGATCATGAAAGATTACGTTATTGGGTTAGTGTAATAGAACCAGATGAATTTATAGTACCTGATGTTTGGATGAGATGTGCTGAAACAGCGGCACAAGCTAAATATTGGAAACAGTTTAAATATCCTAAAAAAACTAAACTAACAGCTGTAATTCAGGGTAAAGATAAAAATGATGCCTATTTATGTGCCAACTTATTAACTAATTTAGGTTATAAAAAATTATGTGTATCTTATGGTGCTACTTGGTATAATGATTTTTTCCCACATACTAACGCAGATATGGGAAAAGCATTAGGTAGAGTACGATTTGTACAAGGATTATTAAATCTAAATCAAATGAAGGATATTAAATTTCATTTATTAGGTTGTTCAATACCACAAGAATTTAGTTGGTATGATAATCACCCCCAAATTGAATCTATTGATACATCAAATCCAGTAATGGCGGGGTTAGAAGATACACTTTATAGTGATTATGGTTTAAATTCTAAACCAAAAGCAAATATGAATGATTATTTTGATATTGATTTTGAAAAAGTTGATTATTTAAATATTATTCATAATACAACTAAGTTTAGAGAAATTAACGGAATACCAAAAATAGAATATTATGGCTAAATTAACAAGAAATGTAAATTACGCAAATTACAGATGGGAAGAATATGTACTAACAGAAGAAGAATTAGTACAATGGAAAACTGGTGATGAAGATCTCCAACAAGAGATTATAGATAATGCTGATTGGGACCTAGTAAGAGATAAACCCATTGATGATTATAGTGAACCAGAATTTGTAGATGACGAAGAATAATAAAAAAGCGTTTGCCTATACGCTTAATAATACCTGGCAAATTTTAAATATATAAACATGGCAAAACACGTAGTAGTTTCGTTAAGTGGTGGAATGGATAGTAGCACCCTATTGTTAAGAGCTATCAATGAATATGATACTGTAACAGGTATCTCTTTTGATTATGGTCAAAAGCATAGAGTTGAACTTGAAAGAGCTCAATCTCTAATTAATTATCTAGCAGATAATGGTCACAAAGTAAATTATAGACAAATTAAACTAGACGGGTTAGTAGATTTACTAGACTCAGCTTTAGTTCAAGGTGGAGATGATGTACCAGAAGGACATTATGAGCAAGATAATATGAAAGAAACAGTTGTACCTAATAGAAATAAAATGTTTGCTTCTATTACTCAAGCTGTTGCTTTATCTATAGCAAATAAAACAGGAGAAACTTGTGATATTGCTTTAGGTATTCATGCTGGTGATCATGCAGTTTATCCTGATTGTAGACAAGAATTTAGAGATGCAGATGATGCAGCTTTTAGAATTGGAAATTGGGATGCTGATAGAGTAGGTTATTTTACTCCATATTTAGATACAGATAAATTTGGTATTTTACAAAATGGAGAAATTTTATGTGCTAAATTAAAAATTGATTTTGATGAAGTCTATTCTAGAACTAATACTAGTTATAAGCCTTTTCCTAGTGGGAACAGTGATTATAAGTCTGCTTCGTCTGTTGAACGAATTGAAGCATTTATTGCTTTGGGTAGGAAAGATCCTGTTCAATACGAAGACGAAACTGGTCCTGTGGATTATGAAGTAGCTAGAGCATCAGTGGAAAAAGTATTAGCTGAATATTCAGCATAAATACATTTGTCTCGTGGTGTAATTGGTAACACGTCTGGTTTTGGTCCAGAAGAGTATAGGTTCGAGACCTGTCGAGACAACTAAATTTAATTATATGGAAGATTTTAATAATATAGAAAAAGATAGAAAAAATTTAGAACATATGCCTGATCAAAAATTACATCAGGTTGTTAGTTTTATTAAATCTGGAATAAGAATAGTTGGTTATATTTTCTTGCCATTTAGCTTGGAGATTGCAGCAGGGGTTCTTATATTGAGTGAATTAATTGGTATAATAGAAGAATTAGTATGAGAAAAATTTTATATTTTAGTGCGGCATGGTGTGGCCCTTGTAAAACATTGGGTCCCATTATGCAAGAAAGTACTACAGAAGGAGTAGTATATGATAAAATAGATGTTGATAGTGATAATATACTATCAGCCAAATATAACGTTAGGAATATTCCAACTTTAATTTTACTAGATGAATTTGGTAATGAAATTGGAAGAAAAGTAGGTTTACAAACTAAACAAAACATAATAAATTTTTATAATGGGTAAATTTCAATCAAGTAAAGTTTTTGACGGATTTAGTACAGTGTTCCGTCAATGGAAAGCAGAAACAACACACTGTAGATTTGTCCATGGGTATGGAATATCATTTAAAGTATATTTTGAAGGAGATCTGGATGAAAGAAACTGGGTATGGGATTTTGGAGGAATGAAAAGAGCTAAAACTAAAATAGATGGAATGTCTCCTAAAGAATGGATGGATTTTATGTTTGATCATACTCTAGTAGTAGCTGAAGATGATCCATATTCTAAAGCATTTGCACAAATGCACGAAGCAGGAGTAGCTCAAGTAAGATTTATACCAGCAACTGGTGCAGAAAAATTTGCCGAGTATATTTATACCAAACTTAATAAGTTTGTTAATACTGAAACTGAAGGTAGAGTAAAAGTTACTAAGGTAAAGTTTATGGAACATGGCAAAAATGCAGCTTATTATAGTGAGTAGAAGTACAATAGTGAATGAAAAACCACTTTAAAAAATTAACAATATGCATAAGCAACTAAAAAGGGTTACGGACTACAATAAAAGATTACCTATTGTAGAGATTTACACAGCAGTACAATCAGAAGGAAGTAGAGCAGGATACCCCACAGTAGTAATAAGAACTACAGGGTGTACACATAGATGTTATTTCGGTGAAGGTGGTTGGTGTGATTCTTGGTACACTAGTATTCATGCTGAGAAAGGTAAATTTACTTTTAATAATATTAAAGAAATGTATGAGAAAAATCCTCATATATCAGAAATG